AGAGAATCAGGATGACCGTGGAGCAAAATGTCGTCTCCGGCGACCACAAAATTGATTTAATCTTTGTGAACACCAGGCAACTGACTTATCGCATACTTAAAGAGAAGGCAGCTAGTAGCCGAATTCCCTGCAGTAGTTTAAGTCATGACACCGCTCGTGACAGTACCTTCCAGATAAACTTTTAGCATAGTCGTGCGATTAGTATTTGGATACACCGAACGCATGACTATTTTCCTCTTATCCATCAAGTCTCTCATTATGTCTAGTATCTAAAGGTAGGACTACTGACATTGTGGCAACCCCAACAGGTCGCAGAACTCGATACCGGCCGACTGGAACCAAACCTATATAGAAAAAGAGACGAAAAAATCGTCTATAATGTCCATAACGGCTTTACTCCTGTGAGCGTCGAACGAGCTTGCATCGACTTCTGATAACAGCCACTCAGGATTGAGACCTAAAGATTTCTCTAAGTACTGTTCAGTGTCAGTGCAGTTCATGTTTATAGCGAGGTGCTTGTCGAACACGACAGTAAGGATATCGATGTAAGTCTTATTAACGGAGCCCATAACGGCTAATAGCTCAACGTTCATAGACGACACAATCCTAGGTCGTGTTGGATCTTCAAAATACATCCTACTAACCTCACAGACAAATTTCTCAAGGACTTTCGGTATAACCGAAACCTCAGAATCTTTAATGAGTTTTTCGAATGAGTCGCAGTAGATCCTCCTATGTTTCATGAATTTCTTCTCGGATTCAGTTAGGGTCTGATTTGATTTTAACTTCGTAGAAATCTTAAACACCATGATAAACCTCTCGAGGCCTTGAGAGTATCGTCTTTTCTTATCTGGTATAAGCTACTACAGGTACGCTGAGATGGTCCATCCCTTTTTGAACGCTTTGAAGTTAAGCGTACGGACACAATCTCGCAAGGGTTTCAGGAAATCTTGCACGAACTCTTAAAACATGCCAAGTTCATGTGGGTCGGGTAGTGCGACCGGTTTAACCTACCTATTCAAGGTTCCTGAGTAAGAATTCACGGGGCAAAAGGCATAATAGTACATATTTAAATGATTCTAGTAGATTTATGTACCTAACGGATTTCTGCGTGAATTGTTACATTGACACCAAGGATAAACATTAGTTTCCATCCACAACTTGGTGTTATCTCTAGTCCCGAAAGGCGCCTACTCTGCTGTGAGAACTTCTCCATTCCCTCGTTCTACGCAGTAGTAGCGCTCCGTCTCCTCTATTCTTATGTCCTGGCAGTGGACATAGAAATCATCGAGGGCTGGTAGTTTCAACTCACGTTACAACTTCTTGAGTGTTTAGTCGTTGACAACTATTCTGAGACCCATCTATATTAATTTCTAGATGTCCTCGATCCGATGCTAATCTTGTTCCTTACCATTTAAATAGTATTGGGGGCTATTGTGTTTAGCCCAATAACGCACTTTGCTTGATCGGATGAGATAGAGTTCCTTACCCTTTAGCCATGGCACAGGTTTAAGTTCTGCGAATTGGCTAGCCTTCTTCTTCAGAAGCTTGCCGGGACCCGCGAATAGCTGGCAGCGTGACACGTACTGATCAAACTCGACCTAACGCTGACGTGTAAATGCTGCCGCTTTGCGAAACTCATATACTCTGTGGTCGAGTTTCGAA